CGAGATGACGTCGAGTCTCGTGGGCTCGGAGATGTGTATAAGAGACAGCCGGGGGCCCCAGCGCGCCCGGACAGATTGCACATCACAGGCAGCAGAGCAGACCACGCCAAAACCAGGGCGGGCAAATACCAGGGCAGACCACGCAAGGCACGACACACACGCCCAAACGCTGGACACATTGCACCGGTCTGCACTCGATACCAGACAGGCCGCCGCCGGTACGATCTGACCGGCGGCGGGCGCTGGAGGGCGTGGAGCTCCTCTGTCATGCGTATTATGATAGCTCTATCACAGGCATGGTATATTGATAGCAGATTGTACAAATATCACACAAATATCTTGTTGTATCTTGTGATAGTAAATTGCTATCTATCTATTGACACATAACCCTATTGATAGTATAATAAAGGCACAAACAAGAGCAAACCACATTGAACCAAAACAGGAGGTCAAAACCATGAAAAAGGCATATAAATGTAGTGACCTTTATACCGCCACATTTGAGGACGGCACGTTAATGACTGGCACACTTAACCAGCTCTATGCAGCCCAGAATAACCGCAAAATGACCATCAAGCCTGTTGTGTGGCTCTGGTGCAGTGACAGCGGCCTATATATGGTAGACTACATCTTAGAGGGTGCAGGCTGGACACTGGGCGTATTTGATACGCTGGCAGACGCAGAAAAGGCAGTAGCAGCGTTTAACGCACAGCCCACCGCAGATGTGGCGGCAATGCTCACAGATACCGCTCTAAAACGCTTTACCTGTGAGGTGGAGTGCAAGGCACTGGGCGACGATGGCAAGCAATATGATGCTGTTTGGTGCCCCGATTGTGGGCAGATTTATTATGCCATCCCGGCAAAAGTTAAGGTGCTGGGCTACATCCCGCAGTATAAGGAGGGCTAAATGATGACGAGAACAGACGAATTGAACGCAGAAATCAGAAATCAGGCCGTGCGCTTGTATCCCAAGTGCGCCGCGCTATTTGAGCTGCCGTTGATGGTATACACTCAGATTGTAGCGGACAATCTGACCCGTTCCAAGCCGTACCGCTTGAGCGTTGAGCGGTGTAGAAAAATCATTCTGGCAATGCCGGAGTTTGACTAATGGAGGGTTTACAGTATGATCACTCTTGACTTTACCCAGTGGGCTGCACTCTGGTATGTGGGCGGCATGATCAGCGGCGCGCTGGTTATGATTGCATTTCTCAACAGCTAACAAGGAGGGCACACAAAATGGAGATTAACAACTGGTATTCCGGCTGCCTTGTCCAGGCGTTTCCCTGGATTGATGGCAAATACATCTATGTAAATGTCAGGCGCTTTCTGCCTGGTCAATCAATCAGCCAGGCACCTGCCTGGGATCGGTCAGTTTTTGTCTTGGATGACGAGCCAGGGCGAACCATTGTATATAAGTATACCGACAGCCTGGTTAACGCCATATCTTTCGGTAAAATTCAGGACAAAGCACACATAACTTTTGAAAATTCAAAGTTTTTTGTTTGATGGAGGGCTGAAAAATGACATACACGGCAAATAAAAAGGCATATGGCCTGTTAGAATCCCTTGCATATTGGATGGCTGAAATCTCATATTGCAGGGAAAAAGACCCGGACGACATCGGTTTTTTAGAAAAGGCAGATAAAACCATTCATTTCTTGTTTAATCAGCTCGACCGGGCGGGCGTCCCGTTTTGGGCGCAAAACTCAGCTCTTGCAATCGGCGAAAATTGGAGAGAGTACGAAAAACGCAACCTTAGAACGCTATTCACGAACAAAGGAATTTTGGAGGGCTGAAAAAATGTCTGATTTTGAAAAAAGAGTAAACGAATATAGGGAAAACAAGCGGCTCATTGAAGAGCTTGAAGCGATGAACGACGCAATTAGAACGGATATAATCAACATGATGCACGGCGCGCCTGAAATGGTGCAGGGCACCGCAAAGGCCATTTACAAGGATGTGCAGAGCGTCCGGCTTGATAGCAAGCTTTTGCAGACAGCACACCCGGATATTTATGCTGAGTGCAGCAAGCGCACCACATACAAGCGTTTTAGCGTGGTATAAGGGGGTTTAATAAAATGTTGCTTGAGTTTAGAACAAAAACAACAGAAGACGGCTGCAAATACTTGTGGATTGACACTTGTGCAAAAACTTTCCGCGTAATGCACCTTGATTTTATATCACTCGATGTGCCGCAAGTGCGCGCCTCCGATATCGACACAATTCGCAGCAATTGCTTGCGCAATGGATACAAGGAGGCTGCAAAGTGATTTTCTCTTGTGTTCTGTTCGTTTTTTGGTTTTTCTCGGCGCTGTTTAAAGCTTCAAAATAAGAAGCATTTCACCCGGTCAGAAATGGTCGGGTTTTTCTTTTGCCTTGCATCTGATGAGGGTGCAGGGCTTTTTTTGTCCTCCTGCAATACAGCCACACACAAGCGTTTACAGTGCGTTTTTTGCGGTTAATACAGTTATACCGCCCACGCCACAAAACAGCGCACAGGGCTTTACAAGCGCTTTTCCTGCGGTTTGTACCATTCTACAGCCGCAGATACCAGACCGGCAAAAGCGAATATAACGCCGCCTGCGTCACGCTGGAGCGTATCACAGCATCGCAGCACCTCCAGTGCATACCAGGATACTAACGCACCGCCCGGACGCTGTACAGGCCAGCACAGCCGCCCTATTATAATAATGTATATAAGGGTGCAGCCCTGTTATAGATCCATGCCAGACGGTGCAACACATCGCAGACCATGCCAGCCCTGCGGGGTCGGCTCCTACCGTGTGCGGATCGCTGGCAAGTGCTGCACCTGGCGCACCTGCTGAGGGGTCAGTGCCTCCACCTGTACCAGGCCAGCCCGGCGGCGGTCTCGATACTTCCCACGTCAGGATAAAGCCCTGGCACCGGGTTAGCCTGGCATTATGCTTTCTTCCTAGTACGGGCGGCGCGGAACAACTGGCGGCTACCGCCGCAGCTCTTTTCGGGCTTTCGCCCGATAGCCAATAAGGGCGAACAATAGTCGTAGCACTCCGGCTGGAATAGTCGTAGCCAATAGTCGTAGTTTTCCCTGACAAATAGTCGTGGAATAGTCGTAAAGTCGTCAGACGACCAGCCTTTGAAAGTCCTATATATCGTATAGTAACGAGCAGTCCGCTGATAGTCGCAGAGTGATAGTCGTAGCGTTTTCTTGCGAATCATCGTCAAATAGTTGTGTGTTTTTTGTGTGAAATAGTCGTTTGCCTTTTAGGAAAAGAGAGGTGCGATAGTCGCTAAGTCGTCCGACCACCCTAAAAATCACCTCTCGTTCCAATTTCGCATAATATGTTCCTCCACTAGTTATACCTATTTCGCATAATAAACGTACTTATTATAGTATACAGATATAGTTACTTCCGATAATCACGGATTATTTCGTATAATAACTCGTACCATCCGATTCTGTCCGTTCCTGCTCAATTTAATTCCCAGTAACGCACTATGGTATCATATTCAATCCATAGCATTTTACTAGGAATAGTCAATGTAACATTTCTACATATTCAACCGACTACAAAATGAAGTCAATTCTCCATATCTGGAATAGTCGTAGACCATCCACTAGTCCGAACCTCACGCCAGTTCTCGCCTACGGTCTGCTCTGCTGGCTAACGGTATAGCTTTTGGAGATAGAGGGTTGTAGGGGGAAAGAACCTTTACAATCGTGGGAAGTCAGACCCATCAGTCTGCTGCTTCTCCCGCTCTCGGTCAATCCAATTAAGGGCTATTGGCTTCCAGTTGATAATAGGACTGCCGCTTTTCGTTCGCCATCCCAGTCCCTCGTAATACCGCATAAACTGGTTTGCGTACCTTGTCGTGCTTCCGTTGTCAATAAAGAACTCGCTGACCTCTTCGAACTGAGGGGCGCACGGAGCGCCCTCGTCTAATCTACTATGTTTATATTTACTATGTATATATCTACTAGTGGGCAATTTTCTGCCCGATTGTTGGGCACTATTTTGCCCGATTGTTGGGCAATTTTCTGCCTGCTTGTCATTACAGTTGGGCAATATATTGCCTGATTGATAGTCGAACAGTTCCTCATCGTCAGGATACCCAACGTAAATCGTGTTGGATTTTGAATAATTGCGCTTGCATTCAATCAATCCGGCGTCTTTCAGCTCTTTCAAGTATTCTTTGGCTATCCTTTCCTTCTTCCCTACCATGTCCCCTGCTTCTGCGTTGGAACATCGAACAAACACCCGTCCTTTGCTATCGACCCATTCTTTACCGTTATGTCTTGACGTGAACGAGCGATCAAGAAGGTCTACATAGATGACTTTCGCATTTGCGCTAATGCTCATCTTATCAAGAAATCGTGGGTAGATTTTATATCGAGGGCGCACAATGTTTTCTGTTATGTACTGCATTTTCCCCTCCTGCAATAGTCGTAGTCTTCCACAATGCGCTCGCAGCCCAGTAAAGCCGTGCCAGAGCTGTTTTCTGTGTTCAGCCAATAAGTTTTGCCATCTGACGATAAAAGCGTTTATAGGGCTTCTTTGCGCGTATATGCAAAAGACTGCCATTGCTGACAGCCCATGTGCTCAATCCATCCAAGTATACTCTTGGAACCGTTGAATCTGCTTGTTAAACGTAATTGGAAGGTCGCCTATCTCGCCTTCCTTGTTCTTGCTTAGCCGGAACAGGTACTTGTCGGGGTTATCACCAGATAGAAGGATAATTGCATCTGCGTCCTGTTCAATCTGTCCACTCTCTCGCAAGTCGGAGTTAGTAGGCGTGGATCCGGGCTTGGATGGGTTTCGATTGAGCTGTGCCAGAGCTACCACGACAATGCCTGTGGTCTGCGCCAACTCGTGTAAAGCAATGGATATGGCTGTAATGGCTGCATATCTGTCCTTTGCGCTTGTTTCGTGGATGAGTTGAAGATAGTCTACGAAGATGACTTGAGCCTTTTTACGGAGAGCCTGAGCCTTCATCCACGCCACGTTCTTTCCGGCAGCGGAGCGGATATATAAAGGCATCTTCATGTTCTTTGCCTGTCCGTCAATCTCATTCAAGCTGACCGCCTTATTTTTCACCGTGTCCAGAGGGCAGTATATTTGATTAGCCATCAGACGTGCGCCCAGCTTGCGTTTGCTGGTTTCTAGACTGAAATAGTACACGGTGTAGTTCTGCTTTGCCATGCTTGCTGCTATTTGCAAGGACAAGGCTGTCTTGCCCGCAGACGGTCTGCCGCCGATGATGATGAAATCACCCGGAGAAATGTGCAGCGCTTCATCCAGACGCTCTAGGCCTGTCTTGATGTACACGGGCTTCTCGTCCATGTGAAGCACATAGTCGTTCAGCACATCCTCATATGTCCACGCATCTTCTTCCTCAGCTTTCAGGCTCATTGCCTCGCCCATCTGCTGGTAGATGTCTGATAGATCAGAATAGTCGGTAAGCTCACTGGTCATCTGAAATGCCAGACTTTGAACACGAGTGAGTGCAGCTTGTTCTCTGATAAGCTGTGCCCAACGCTGCATCTGCTCCCTGTCAATTCGTACACACTCTGATTCGCAGGTTTGTACACACGCCAAGAGCGTCTGCGCTACGTCTGGATGCTGCGTGTTTATCTCGACTATATCTATCTTACCCCTAGCCGTCCAATAGCCATGAACAGCCGCAAAAGCGTCTCTCAGCTCAGGTCTGAACAAGTCAAGTTCAAGGTCTGGTATGATTTCATCCACAACGCCCGGCTTGCAGAGCATTAGCGCACCGATAAATACCGTTTGAACGTCCATTGTCATAGTCTAGGAAACTCCATCTCCGTACTTTGCTCGTACTGGTCATCCTGTTTCAATGCATAAATGTCCTGCCATCCAGCATAGATGCTCTGGTCGAGAATGGCTTTCCAGTCATGCCGATCAAACTTTTCCAGCTTGTTGCAGAGCATCTGTTTCGCTCGGTCTGTCATAGGCTTTTTGATTCTTGTACGCATCTGTGCAAACTCTCGCAGGGATTCCAGCAGGGCTTTATCGCCATGAGCAAATTCGGAGAAGATGTCAGGTTTCTTTTTGACAGCACTCTCCGGCAAGGTCTTGACGTTCGTCTGACTGTCAGTTGATACAATGGGTTCATCGTCATTTGACTTTGAACTCATATATGAGCTGACCTTCATCTCATTTATGACATGAGAATGAGATGACTTTCGTGTAGACCATCCTTTTAACGCAATATCGCTTCTTTTCAATTCTTCATCGAGCAGATGCTTAATCAAAACGAAACAAGATTCTGCTTTTTTTGAGTTCAAAGTCGCGTCTTTTTCTTCAAAAACGTATGCACAGATTGCATCGTAGAGTTCCAATTTTTCTTTGCTTTTCAGCGTGGAGATGGCTTCAAAGTAGTATCGTTGGAATGTAAAGCTGTCTCGTTTTTTGTCCATATCAGTCCTCTTTGTAGCGTTTGTTCCATGCTTCGATGGCTTTTTCCTTGCCAAATGTTGCAGAAGTGCTCACCCCACATTTCCCGCAGACTACCCAACTAGCCATGTCAACATTGAGTGGATGAATCACTTTTACAGTCGGTGGTTCCGCACCGCAGAACGGGCATCTCTTGAGTTCTGTCATTTTCTAAATCCCTCTCTCGTTCTCATAATTCGCTTATGCGACTTGACAGGTCTTGCGCCTTTGCCGTAAGCTGGGCGGATATGTTTTGCCTTGATGTACCCGCAAGGCGGCTTCGGGCCGAAATCAAAAAGGCTCAAATCCATAATGATAATGCCAAACTTCTTGTTCGTCATTTTTCTCACCTCACACCAATGGATATGCCATCCAATGCGTCACTGTCACATTTTTCGGCAGTCTCTCGCCTATCTCATCCCAGAACTGACCATTTGCGTAACAGCCGATGCAATATGTTGTTGGCGAAATTCCTTGCAACATTTTTCCATTTCTATCACGCCACGTTGTCTTGATTGCAAGTAACAAGTCGTATGTCCGCTCTCGTGGCGGTTCGCTTGCTGGATGCCATAGTGTGTTAGCCATTGTTACACCTCCACAGCAGCAAGAACGACTGCATATCCAATCAAGAAAATAGCAACATTGATAACCGCACAAGCAACAACCTTGATAATGGTGCTATCAATGTATTCGTCCAAAATTTCCCAAAGGATATATCGCTCAAACATATAAATAGGCGATACAAACAATATACCAACCATCGTTGTCAAAACGATGCCTAAAGCGACCTCATATATCAGCATTTCCCTTTCTCCTTTCAATCTCATTACAAACCGCCTTGTAGAACGCATCCCACGTCTCATAGTCGCAGGAATCGCCAAAGTTGAACCCTGTCCGCTTGCGCTCTGCAATGTCACGTTCAAAGCAATCCAGCGTCTTGTCCGTTAGTTTCGGCAGAAGCGTAGTGATGTATCCGCAGACAAGGCTAGGCATATACGACCGTCTGCCAAAGCAATAGCGGACAGCGCAGTTGCAGACCGCTCCGAAGTCATCATTGGTGTGGTCTACCAAACCTTTAGGCTCGTCATCTTGCAAATCATATATGGTGCAGTCAAGGACGGTCGCAATTCTGAAAAGCCATCTCTCCTTGCATCTGCGTTTTCCGTTCTCAATAGCAGATACGAAAGCGGCTGTCACGCCGATTCTGTTCGCAAGGTCTTTCTGCTTGACGTGCAGTTCAGTCCTGCGCTTCCTGATTTTCTCCCCTGCTGTCATCTTTCTTCTCCCATTCCTTGCATCCACGTTTGTCCCACACGAAGTCTGCAACGTGTTCTGACTGGTCGTTCACGCATACGCCCTCCGGCTCTGCGTACCATTTGCAAGAGCCGCAGGACGGCTCAGATTTGTTCTTGCAGGATTCTGCTGTGCATCGGATAGCCTTGCCAGCAGAGAACTGTTTAATGCCCATGCAAGAGCAATGTTCAGTAGTGCAGTAGAAATTCATTTCTCTATCTCCTTCCATCCGATAAACTCGCATAAGCCAACAGTGTTATTGTCACAACGATGAATGAGGACTTTATCGCTTATTTTGAATTTTGCGATAAACCCAATTTTGCTTTCTTCCATTTCGTTTTCAAACATCCAATCAACGATGTCTTTATCGATTCTGACATCGCCTTCGTCTGCCATGGTTGCAAAGCACTGTTTGCACCTGTAAAGAGCGCACTTTTTCATTATCTCTGCCCTCTCTTTCCCCTATTGAACCGTCCGATCACTCGCTTATACTCTGCATAGCACTCCGGGCACAGGTCGCCTGTGTCCCTGCGCCATCCCCAGTCCTTGAAGTATTCGTCAGGGTTCATCATCCTGCCGCCTAGAACCGCTCCGCAGCGGTCACACACTCGCTTGTGGTAGATTCCTCTGTCAGCCTGCATTAGCTTCTCTCCTTTTGTCAGCATTCATTTTCAAATTCTGCTCCGCAATAAGGGCAGTATTTGATAGGCTTTAGCTTTGTATTGCCGTGCTCCCAACCCGGATAGAGCCAATCTTCCGGGAAATGCTCGTTGCAATTAGAACAATAGCAAGTCTTATCCATATCATCATCATTCGGATAAATGTTTAAGTGCGCAATCGGGCGCATCGTCTCTTGATTGATTGTGCAAGCAGCTTTTACATGGTTACAAAAAATCTCAATTACTCGTTCTACTGAAATCGGATTTTCTTTTCTTGTAACGATAGGAGCAGACTTGTAGCCTTCAAGAAAACAAATCAACTTATCTGCATCAACTAATCTCATTTTTCTCTTCCCCAACATCCTTGAACAAGATTTCTTTGTTGGCTTTCCAGTCTTTGATTTTGCACGGAATGTCCGTGCCGGGAACGGTCTTTTTCAGCCCATCCATCTGCCAGACGTTCCATGAGATGGTATCTGCGATGCAGTCAAGAAACATAGGCATACAGCCGATTTCCAGCCTTTTAGCATCAAACCGATACCTAAAATTCTCAATCAGTGTCAGGAACAGGTTGCATCTTGCCAGCAAGAGGTTGTCTCCCTGCCACTCATAGCCGTATGTCGATGCGTAGGCACTGATTGCCCAGCACATCCACATATCATAGTCATGGAACTGCTCTGCCAGAACATTCAGCTTCTTATCCAGCAGACCGATTCTGTCTGGCACGGCAATCATCTGTCCTGTTGTGGTGTCGTATCGGCTTGTGAGGAACGGCGCTTCTCCACAGGTGACTTCAAGACAAGTCTTGTTGATGTACTCCTTCCAATCCTTGCCCACCAAGTCTTTCTCTGCAACGTCTGTCATCTTCTTGCAAACCCAAGTCGGCGTAAACACTTCTGCTTTCTTGCTGGTTCGCTTTTTCTGGTCTACAAGCCGTTTCTGCACACGAGGGACAAGCTGAGCCTTGTCCAACTGCTCCTGTGTGATTTCATCTGCAAAGCCCACGCCCAGTTCGGGCGGTGGGTCTGTCGCCCAGATGATGTTCTTGCCTGTCGTGTGGTCTTGCAAGAGGACAGGCAAAAACGCGCGCAGGCAGGGGTCGGAAAAGTCAATCAGGGTGTCGCTTGGTGAAATATTTTTTGTGAGCATAATCGGATGTCCAACCTCCCGCTTTTCTTGCTTTTTCTAAAGATTTTTCCATCATAGCTTGATGGTATTCGCAAAACGAACTTCCAGCTTTTCTTTGCTTTCCGCAGTTAAGACACAGCCCAGCTTCACGCCATTGATTCCTTATTGTCCCACGATGGTTTTCTTCATACCTTTTCCATCTCTTCCTGTTTTTGAGCCAGTGTTCGTAGCAGGTTTTATGTCCCTGATAAAGCGGTTTACCGCACACGGGGCAAAGCCCATTTTCAAGCATTTTTTCTTTATGTTCTTTGTTGTATTGTTTTTTCCAATTTTTGTATTCGGGTCTTTTGTTTTTCTCTCTTCTTATAGCGTTCCATTTTTCCCTGCACTCATCACACATAATACGATTGGGTGAGGAATTGTTCTTTTTGCACTTAACGCAGATTCCGTGGCTCTTGTACCAATAGTAGCTTTCGTCTGCCACAGGTTATCACTCCTCCACATCTCTGTATTCCACGTCAATCCCCTTCGGCAAAGCCGTCTGATATTTTTGGGCGAGCTGCTCTGCGCTCTGGGCATCGCCTAACGGCTGTTCAGGCGGCGCAACAGTGACTTCCACGTTGTCGCGCATACCAAAGTAGTTCTTGGCTCGGAAAATCCACTCTGCCGGGTTTTCCTGACCATACATACCGTTGTACGCCCACATGGACTGCATTTGCAGAATCAGCTTCAGGATGTACTTCTGCTGCAAGCTGTCGTCACGGCGCTTGCCCGCCATAATCTGCTTCAGGCTCACCCATTCGATGCCCAGCACCAGTGCAATCCATTCGACCACAGGGGAGATTCTGGCTTCGATACAAGCGTCAAAGAAGAAGTCAAGGCGTTGCTGCACTTCAATTGGGTTGTTCATATCCACGCTCGGAAGGTCGCCAAAATACTTGGCTGCAATCATGCCGATGACTTTCTTGTCCTCTTCATCACCGATTCTCGACTGCAAATCGCCTGTGTTCAGCATCTTAGACCTCGTGATTGCTAACTCCTGTTGTTCTTTCACCTTTTTACTCACCTGTGAGCGGATAGATTTCCGCTTGTTAAGCATCTGCTGTTTCTTCTTCTCTCGCTCTTTCTCACGCTTCGCAGCGGCTTCTTCTTTCGCCTTTTGCGCCCGCTTTTCACGCTTTTTCTTTTCCGCTTCGGTCAGCGGCGGTCTGCCACGACCACGCTTCGGGGGTGTTGCCATGTATCAGGCCTCCTTTTGCAGTTTTGGAATCGGCATCCAGAACCTGACCTCTTCACGTCCAACCTCTTCTATCCACTTACCGTCTCTAAATTCTCTTGTTGAAACGCAATCGTTCAAATCTAAAAACTTATATACAGCAAAGTAGATTCCATCTTTTTTCGGTTGCGAATCGTTTACGCTAATCCACTCGTTCATACTCTCACCTCTTTTTATCTTCGTTTCGATTTTATCCAGCTCGGTTGCAATCCACCAGACGGAACAACAACTACCAAGTTCGTTCCACCAAGCGCACTTTTCTTTCTCGCATACGCATCGCCCAAGCGGATTGCTGGTCATCTTCATCGGGCAGTAAAGTTCGTTATCCATCATCATTTACCTCAACCAAATAATTAGCGCAAATGCAGTTGAAAGCACCATACTTGCCAGAATACATACTATTAGCAACCAATCGTCATCATGCCAATCTATTCTGGTTGTCATATAGGAAGAAATCATAACCAGTGCAACAAGTGGCAAGCAAAGTGCTTTCAAAATGATGTTCTCCATTTTTACTTCCACCCCATCACAACAGCCATACAAACGGCCAGACACACATTGACGAACAGATAGACGAGCATTGCCTGACGTTCTTCAAACAGGTTGTCTGCCATGTTTTTGATTGTCCGTTCGGACTGAACTACCACCGCCATCAGGACTAGGCAGACCAGCCAGCGAGTTGCAAATTCAAACATTGTTACCTCCATCTAACATCCTCTATGATGTTTGGATTTTCGTGCGATTGAAACTCATATAGACTGCATATTGTTTTCTTTCCGCAAATCGGACAAATAGGAGTTTCCCCATTATCTGCCATCGCAGTTGCCACGCGTGCATCACACACAGAAATGGCAGTATTGCAGAAGTAACAAGTGAACGTTGCTCTTTTAATACGGCAAGACTTTGGATTTATTGAAGTGATTTCCGAAATAGCTTCTACCGAAAATATTGCCATCAGCTCCACCTTTCTCTCAGCTCTTTTTCGACCTGTTCTGACTTTGCTGTGATGTAATCTGCAAACTCGTCAGGGGTCATGTCCTCTTCTTTGAACTTGCCGACCATTTCCCAGTACCTGTCACCAATGCGGATGATTTTCTGCACTTGTTCATCGGTCAGGTCTGCATCGCACCGAAGGTTTTGAATCAGTGCGCCCCATGTAGCGGCGATGCCATCCAGAGCCATGCGGAAGCCGTACAACTGATTCTGTCGGGCGATTTTGCGGAGGTTGGTTGGCTTGACCTGCTTTCCGCACAGGGGGCAGTTTCCGAATTTATTCATCTGACTGCTCCTTATTGGCGGAAAGCTCGAATGTGACTTTTAGCTTCTTGTTTCCAATAACGCCCCACACCTTTTCGAGCTTTGTCTTGCTGTCACGTTCCATTTCCGTGATGAAATGCCCCATAACCGCTTCGACAGCTTCGCTTGTCACCTCCGACTTGTTACGCCATGCCTGTAAACCATCCTTGCGGGGCGGCGCATAAGTTCCGGCATAAATATTTCCAAACAATCCACATCCAACATGATATTCAGCCATTTTTATTCTCCTTTGCTTCAAGGCGAGAGAGCCAACGCAGAATGTCTGAAACCTTCTTACTCACTTTTTTCTCCTTTCAGCCAGTCGTTCAGCTTTGCCATGCAAGAGGGGCAAAGAAACGGTTCATCATAGCAATCGCAACTCCAGTAATCCCATGCGTCATGCACGTTCTTGTCAACCAGAATCACGGCATTGGGCTTATGCCTCCCCATCTCATCGGGCGGTTCAGGATTAAACACTTCTCCGCAGCGGTCACATTTCATTCTCATTTTCATTCTCAAATCTCTTTAGCAGCCCATCCACGTCATACCGCCAATGGACACGCAGTCTTTTTGCTTTGACCTCTATCCCCTCTTGCTCTGCCCACTGCCAAGGGATGCTCTTGCGGCTTTCGTTGTAACGGAACGTCAGAACCTTGCTGGCAGGGATTGCAAATGTGCGGTTGACCGCCCTGTAATTGACTATCACATGGGCGGTCTGACCGCTGTACCCCATCGCATCCACCATGTCAGTGATGTGCTTTTCCTTGCGGTACTTACACTTTGCCTTGTCGTACTTGCCGAACACCTTTTCCAGAGGGATAGAGGGCGTTTCTGTGGTTTTCAGCTCGAACAGGTGGTTCATTGGGTATCGGTACACAAGGAAATCGCAGATGTTGTCGATGGAAAACGATAGATTCTCGTTGCCGCCGTAGTAGGTGGCAGCACTGTCTTTCAGCCGATAGCACCACGCATCGGATGGGACGGATGCCTTGAAGTCTGCTTCAAACTGCTTGCCGGTATTCATTCGTTGTCTCCCGGAATTTTAGGAATCAGCATCCAGAACTTGACTGGTTTTTTATTATCAATCCACTTTCCGTTTACAAACTCTCTTGTTGCAATCAGATTTTCCCAATTCCAAAAATCGTAAACGGCAAGATAAATTCCATCTTCTTCCGGTTGTTTGTCCTTTACACTTGTCCACGCAGTTGATGGAGCGTTTTCAAGCTGTTCGGCAAGTGCCAAAACAAGGTCGGTAGCGCAGTCAAAGGCAACGCCTTTATCATATTCAGAGTAAATTCCGCTGTTCATAAGCGCTTTAGCTTCGGCTTTTTTACTGTTCCCGCTTTTCTTCCACCCTTCAATAATCGGTTCTACGTCAACAAGTCTCATCCTCGTTCACCTCTAAATTCACTTTCGAGAAACCGTTTCTTGCCACGTTCTCGGTGCTTGTCCTCATAATCGCGGTGGTACACGCTCTGGCTGTGGTTCAGCTCATACACGAATGCCTTGCGCTCCTCGAAGTCTTTCTTCTCTGCCTTGTACTTCTCGCAGGTGTCGTGGCAGGCTTGGTGTCGTGATGGGCAGTCTTTGCAACAGGTAATCATTGTTTTACCCCCCCATTGTTCGGCCATTGCTTTTGCAATGCCAGGATAAGTTTTACTTCTTTCTTTCGCATGGCCACTTCCAAGCTGCCATATCCTGGTTCTTTCTTTAACTGAAAGAGACATCATGTCTTCATATACATTGTCGGTTTCGGTTAGCCTGGGAAGATTTTTTAACCACAAGCAGGTCTTCTTTTGCTCCGGGTGTCCAAATTGCCAGGGATTGATAATCTGGTCCGGCTTTCTATATAACGTAGACATTACACACACCGGGTTTTCAATGGCAATTCGCAGAATATCTGCTTCCGCAAACTTCATAAAAAACGCAGCTGCTTCAAAGCGCAAGCTAAGAGGCTTTCTTCCTTCCGTGAACCACCGCGCGCCAGAAACAGCCAAGTGTGTACAGGGCGGGTGTGCAATGAGCAAGTCCCACTTGCCAACGTCATGCGTTACGCCGTCCATCGTCACGACTTGCCCCCCCCTAACAGCCTTGATCGCATCTCCAAGAATATGCCACTCCGGATGACCGCCGGACGGTTTCTGGATGTCGCATGAGTAAGCTTCGTGACCTTTTGCCCGGAACGCCTTACAGACTTCCTGTGATTCCTCGCAGGCGACTAAAACTTTCATCTTTCCAAACGCCCGTCCAGCCAGATAGCACAGCTCTTATATAAGGTAGTCGGTTCGCCTTTTGTCCCGGTAGCGTAACCGTTAGTTAAAAGGGAGATCAGAACTGTCGTCAATCACAGAGAAGTCATCCGTGTTGCCCTGCGAGTAGTTTTGCGGTGCATCCTGCGCACGATCGGCGGGTTTGCTGTCAGACTTGCCACCGCAGAAGTCAACCTTGTTCGCCATGATTTCCGTTGCGGTGCGGTTGTTCCCCTGTTTGTCGATATATTTCCGCGTCTGGATGCTACCAGTCACCAGAATCAGGCTGCCCTTCTGAAACCACTTGGAAACGAACAGCGCCGTGTTACCAAATGCAGTGCAGTTGAAGAAGTCGGTTTCCTTCTGACCGCAGCTCTGACGGTCGCAAGCAATGCTGAACGTGCAAACATCCTTTCCGGACTTCGTGACCTTAGCTTCTGGCGTGTGAATCAGGCGACCCTGAATTGCGATAGAGTTGAGCATTGTTTAGCCCTCCTTCGGCTGTTTCTGAGCACAGTCCCAACACAGGACGCGCCCAAAGCGTTTTTTCGTGCTTCTTGCAGTTTCCAGCGGCGATACGGTGCGGTTGTTGTACTGAATAGGCTGCAACTGCTTTCCGCAGCAAGCGCACGGAGGGATGGTTTCTGCTTCCGCTTGCTTTTGCGCAGGCTTGCTTGCCCTGCTTGCGGTCTGCTTCTGGTACTCATCCGTGTCAGCGTCTTTTGTATCGTCAATGCAGAACAGACCGTTCAGAGCGTACTTTCTAGCGTAGCTGCTTGCAGTGCCGGTAATCTGTGAATCGTCCATGCCCTTCTTAAATTCAGGCTCACGAGCGTATGCAGTCACCGTATAGGTGGCTCCATCCTGCGATTCAACTGTTGCAGTGGCTTCGATATAATGCCAACTGTCCACGACAACAGGCTTGTCGGAAAGCCGCAGCACAAGGCTATGCACTTTCAAGATGGGCTTGACCGCTTCGAGAATGTCCTCGCATGAGCGGTACTTGTATCCACAGAACTTGTTCATCTGCCACTTCGGGGCTTTCAACTCTGACTGAACAGCCATCAAAGCTTCATGGATTTTGCTGTTGTCCATCAGTTGTTCTCCTTCCTTGCTTCTTTTCTTGCTTTACGGCAAGCCGGGCAACGCTTGGGCAGTGCCATGTTATGTGATTCAAAGAAAATGCGCTCTGCACGAGAAATCTCGAATGCTTTGCCGCAATCACGGCACATTTTCTCGATGCTTGTGTTCTCATCCCACGAAGCCCTTCTTGCAGCATCTTCAACAGCAAACGCTTCGTTAAGGCTGTCACGGAAGCTCCTAACAAGCGTATGCTGCGGTGCGTGACCGTTCTTGCGAAGCGTTCCCTCCAAGTTGTTCCTTTTGCAGTTTGCACAAAGAGTTTCGGTGCTGTTTGGGAACACTGAAAAAGGCTTATTGCACTTTTCGCAGTGCTTGATTTCTTTCTTGTATTTGCCCATTTTTCTTTCCTTTCTTCGGCTTCATTAGGCTTCATTGTTCTTACTTTGGCTTAATACGGCTGTACAAAAATCAACCAGCCATCAGTTCTGTCAGCTGTGCACGGAGGTCTTTCAGCTCCGCTTCCATATTTTCAATTTCAGACCACAAGTCCTCAATCTCAGCCAGACGGTCAGCTTCTTTGGCTTCTGCTTCCTGCTCACGGGTTAGGAAATACACGCCATCCTCCGGCTCGTTTATTCCGCCGAATCTGTCAAGGTTAATCATCTTTTGGTCTCCCTCTCTTACGTTCCTCTTTGATTTGCAACGCACTGTACCACTGGTCTTTGTCAATCTCGATGGTTGACCACCGATGGTTACAGACAAGACACTTTTTTCTGCGAACAATGTTATCGTGGTCAGACCGGCTGTCAACCGTTGTAATGTTGTCGCTACCGCACATCGGGCATTTCATCGTGCATCCCTCCACTCGTTGGTGTGGTGAGGAATGCGTTTTACTTTGCGATTTTCCTGTTCAATGCGTTCATTTTCAGAGCTGACCCCAATGGCACACAAGACGAGTGCTGCGGCGAGGAAGCTACACGAAAGGAAAACGTACCAAAACATTGCTACCACGCTTTGGCTTTTCTGGATTGCGTCGCCGCATCCTACCGAAAAGATTGCTAACGCGATTCCAAGCGTACAAAGGACATTAGCTTTCAGACTTTTCACTCTTATTACCTCCAAAACTCAGTATCCATGCCGTAGCCATCGCCACAGACGCCGCGATGATTCCACGGGCAGCTGATGCACCTACCAGAATTCCGATGTGATGCACCATCCAGAAGTTCAGCAGAAATACCGCCAAAACCACCGCCAGTGCTATGCCCCACATCAGGGCAACTTCAATAAATGCTTTCATCTTGTCTCCTTTCATTTTTCGCCATTGCAAATCACGGCTATACCATGCTTTGCCGTTGCTTTTCGGTGAATCGCCTTGCCTTTGCTCTTCGGGTCTGAGCTTCGCTTTGCCTTCGCAATGCGCTACCTCGCAACTCAATGCCTTAGCTTTTCTGCTCCTAGCTACTCAATGCCTTAGCCTATCGTTTCTATTCTTTGCCATTGCCTATCAAAACTACGCCTTGCATCCATAGCCTTTGCTGCGCCGCTCATGTCGGTTCCGTGCAATTTCATTGCTCGTCTGAGCCTTGCTCCGCCATGCCTTTGCAAGTCTCGTCAAATCATCGCATTGCCTTTGCTGATCCCATCGCGGCATTGCTCTGCCATAGCGGTTAATTGAGGATTTCGTAAGCAAAGCGCCCTTTAGAACTGTTGCGCCACTGGCCGATGCCACGCAGAGCGCCGTAGTCCAGCCACTCACGCACGACCTTCTCGTGAGAATCATCCAGAAGAACGATTTCAAACTCGCAGGTCGAACCAGAAGGAATCTGCTCACTGTTTGCAAGGCTTACACGCTCGCCCTGTGCTGTCTGTGCACGGAGAGGTCGCTGGCACTCGGTAATCTCACCGTTCACATGAATGGGAATCATGCGTGGCTGAACGAAAATCAGACCGTCAATGACCTTCTTGTATGCCGTTAGCTTGCCGCTTTCGTTCACGGCCTTCTTCTTGCCAGTTTCGGTCTTTCCGCCAATACGGGAAAGCATACCGCAGGAATCCTTGAAAAAGCCCTTAATCTGGTAGTCATACAGGATGGGGTCGCCGTTTTCGTTGCGAGGAAACACGGTCATGCCCTTGTCTGCCACAGCATCTGCGCCCAGAGCGGCCACTTCGTCCTCGATAGTGCTTGCATCAGGGGACTTGCTGGCGATAAACTCTCGCGCGATGTTCTGGTTGCTAGGCCATGTGCCGAGAACGGCTTCGGTGAATGTGATTCTTACTTTTATTTTTTTCATTTTTGCTCACTCTTTCTTTATTGATGCGTTCCAGCCGGTCTTTCTCCCGGTTGTGCCAGCGGATTTCCCGCTTTCCGTAATACTTACCGTTCATAGGTCAACTCCCCTGTTGCAAGCATCTGCGAAACTTCGCCGTAGTGCTTGCCAAGCTTGTCCGCAAGGGCTTGTACTTCTCCGATGGATGGAAACGTCTTTTCCAGCTTCTTGTTTTCTTGCTGTTTGATTTTGTACGCTGCCTTCACGTTCAGGTTCGCCTTTGCGTTGTAGGCTTTCTTAGCGCATCCATTGTGGTACTTCTGCGATGCTACTTTTTTCAGCATCGGCTTGCCGCAGTATGCGCAGAACACTTTCTTTGGCTTGAATATAACGCCAGCCCTTTCATGTTCTTTATGGCGCTCCTTGTCGACCTTGCGCTTGCATTCTGAACAGTACTTTCTTGTCGGTCTGACCACGCCAAGATACAGGCCGCAGCGCTCACAGTACTTTTCTTCCAATGCGACCACTCTCTTTCAGTCTGGCTTCCCGATTGTGACGTTCAAAGCACTGGTTGATTGACTTCTCCATCCACAGCACCTTGTTTGCATCGTTTCTTGACACGCCAGCAGACATTGCAAGCTTCAGTCTGCGCTTGTGGCTTTGCGCTTTGCGAAATTCCATCACCAGCACTCACCAGCCTTTTTGATGATGAACTCAGGCACGTTCCTGTCGGTAGTTCGGCACAGGCAGGCACATTTAGCAACCCAAATATCAAAAGAAGCAGAAGGGATGCAGCACGTTGCATTTCTCTTAAAGCTTTCATTATCTGGTTTACTAAGCCAAACAGAAACTGCCTTGTAGTCATACGTTTCCGTGGGTCTGCACCATTCGATGCTATACCCATCCAAACACAGTCGGTTCATAATACGCATTGCCGTAAGCTTTGCGTCAATGAGCTCTGCTTCCGTCCACTTGAGCTTGTCCGCTTCGTAGGTCTTGACCGCCTCGTCAATGGCAAACTTTGCATCATCAGGATGCTCAAGGTCTACCTTTAATGTGATAATCTTCTCCATGTTCAGCCCTCCACTTTCTTGCTCTTCTCCGTCTTTAAGAAGAGATTAACGAAATAGACCTGACCGATACCCGTCACCTTCGGGGTCTTATTGATAGAAGTGTGCCCATCAGAATGCGCAATGGATGTTTCCTTGATTTCAAACAAGCGAAGTTCCATAGACTTCTGCGTTGGCATATTGTAGTCTGTCCGCTTTCTGTCCTTAATCAGGTATCCGTTCTCACGCATCCATGCAAACAACCGGTTCTGCCCCATCTGGATGCCGTTCTGTGACAGCAGCTTTGCCATTTCACCAACAAGAATGCTCTGGCTGCTTGCGCTCACTGCGTCAGCAAAAACACCCTTCGGCGTAAGTTCTGCAATCTGTTTGTCTTTCTCTTCCAGCTCCTCATGCGCTGCGATCAGTGCGGTTGCAAGGAGTTGCGAACGGGTAAGCTGCGGCTGTTCGGTCAGCTTCTTTTCCATCTCGTTGAACGCTGCAATGTACTTGAGCTTCCACTCAAGAGCGGCCTTTCCATTGAAGCCCATCGCCAGCAGTGTAAAGCCGTCACGGTTCATCAGGTAAGCCCTCTGTTCCCTTCCGTAGCTGTCCGGCGCTGTGGTTTCAAAGAACATCTGTCCAAAATTGGACACATCTTTTTTCAATGAATCAATATCACGAAGAACGTGGTTGTGATTCTTTTCAAAGTTTTCTGCAATCTGGCGACTAGATGCTACTGGCTCGCCGCTTTGCATAGATAAGATAATATCGCTCATTTTCCCTCTCTTTCATTCAACAGCTCTTCCAGAGCTTCTTTCACCTTAGCTTCCGCATTTTTAGGTTCACGCTTACCGTTCAGGATTTTTCCCAAGTATTCCGGTGCGCATCCCATTTTTGCAGCAAGCTCTCTGATTTCGATGTTGTTAACGTGAAGTGTTCCTACAACATCACCTGTCCACTTAGGAAGCAAATTTTTTCTCCTTTCTTGTTCTAGTACTTGAACTTTTTGAAAGAATATGATAATATTATGGTGTCAAGCAAAAACATTATCGAACGTTCTTCTATTTGTTCAAAGCCTTTAATTTGTTCTACCGATTGAACCCGGTAACCCTATTAAAGCACAAGTAGTAGAACTTTTCAAGTGTTTTTGTTCAAGTGGTAGAACTTTGTCATCTTGTACAAGCACTGGGGGTAAGTTTTGTGTTTTTTGACAATTTCGTAAAACTATGCGAAGAAAATGGAGTAAAGCCATCTCGTGCTTTAACTGATGCAGGCGTTCCAAGATCTGCTTATAGCTATTGGAGAAGGGAAGCTGGCATCGGGAACGATGCAAAGCCGACAAACCAAAACGCCGTAAAGCTTGCTCAATACTTTGACGTTACTGTGGATTACCTTCTTACTGGCAACCAAAAAGAAAACCCACCCCAGCAGCCGCAAAGTGAAGTCGATGCAGCATTGGATCGGATTAGAAGAAAACTTGAATCTATGCCGAAGGAGCAGCGTGAAGCGCTGATGAACCTTATCGAGAAAATGTGAGGTAGGCTTGTGTATTACCTGTTGTGTGGCTGTGCCTTTTGCTTCTGGTTCATGCAGGCATTGTTAAAAGGCAATGACCGCGTGCTATATGGCAACGGCAGAAAATATCGTTACCGCAAAAGAAAGAATCACTGGTTTTAAGCGAGGTGGAAGATGAAAAAACACAGCAAAGAAGAGCTGCTTAACGATAAAAGCAGTCACATGGGTGCAAGGTTTATGTACTCGTTTGGAATGGCTTTCATCGTATTTTCCTTTCTTCTCCTGATGTATTCACCCGTTGCATTTATCATCTGTATGGCTATTGGTCTGTTTTTGTTCTTTAAGGGCAAAAAAGAATATAATCTTTTTATGGAGAAGAATAAGCTAAAGCAGAAAATGTACACAACGCCTGTAAAAGCAAAGATTGTTGCTTCTGGAATCAGCAAAAAAGCCGGGAGCGCCGCTGTTCGCACAGCAGTTGGCGGTGCTGTTGGTGGGCTTCCTGGTGCTATTTATGGTTCTGCTACTGCCAAATCTAAAGCCGACGTGACGTTCTATGTCACCTACGAGGACGGGCACAAGGCATCTGAAACCGTATGCGCAAATTCTTCTAGATTCAATGAATTGATGAAAGTCTGTGAAGATTGACCCGGTAAAATAAAAAAATCCCTTGTGCCGGGCTGGTGTAGCTCTGCGCAAGGGGTTTTCTGTTACTCTAGGTCTAGTGCTTGTTCCGCTGCCGGAATCTTTTCAGGGTGTTCCAGCAGCCATGCAATAAATCGGTCAATCTTGGCTCTTTCCTGTTCACTCATTGTGGCATATCCTCCCGATCGGTAAGTGCAGATGTTCATTTGATACGATTATACATCTTCTAGTTGTCAAGTCAATACATTTTTAACAACTTCATGAAAATCGAACGTTTTCTTCGCATCCATTACTTCATATCAGGGAAGCCAAAAATTGCGATGACAATGATTAAGAGCCACATTAAGTTTAAGTTACCCTTTGCTTTGTAACATTCCGTTGAGCATGGAACGAAAGGGATTATCCGGTAAATTGTCCAGCACATCTGCTTTTACGAGAGCGTTTGTGCTGATGCTGTGTGAAACATTGTTTAGCTGCACAATGGCATCGTCTAAGTCCTTCACGGTTGCTCCACGCCGTTCCATTGACTGGAGGAAAGTTTTCACTTCTTCAAGAACGACAGGGTTCTCGGCTTTATAGAATCCATTCGTAAAGTCCATCTTCTTCTCCTTTCACAGTTCTACAAGCTGTCCGTCAATACGTTCGATGCTGTCTGCCGGGTCTCGCCCATCGTCTAAGGCGGCTATGGCGCGTTCCAGAACGTTTTTTGCTTCTTCATAAGCAAACTTATCAGCATCGTTGTTTGCAAGGTTGTAGACCAGCTTTAAGGCGGTCTGGCGGGCATATGGAATGAGCATGGTGTCAATCTGATTCATACACTAACCCTCCCACGGTTTCGGCGTTTTGTTTTCGTTCGGTTCAGATGCGGGCATTCCGTCAATGATAATCATATTGTTACCTCCTGTTTTGATTGTTTTTTCGATGGTACAGTTATAACACAGGCTGCTGTTGGTTCTCCATAGCAGCTTTTTCCATTTTTTGGCTTGTCGAATCCGGCAGTTTTGCCGAATTTTGTTGAAGGGGTAAGAATTTATGGATGAATATTTAGTAAGAACAGCCAAAGCATTGGAGATAGCTCGAATGCGTTCCGGCTTGAGCCAGCAGAAATTGGCGGCAAAAATGGGCGTGAATCGTGGTACGGTAGCGAATTGGGAGCAAGGTCTGGCAGCAATCTCCCTGCCGATGGCTATGCGCTGGTTCACCTGCTGCGGCGTATCGGTGGCTCGATACATGGACGCTTGCATTCACCCAGGGCTGCTGGAACACCTTGAAGATGACCTTTCCGATTTGGAGAAACGGCGAATTCTCATAGATGCCATGATGGAGTGTTCCTCCTATGAGATAGATGCCTTGCTATACATCCGGTACGGAGATCACGGCTCAGACCATATCGGTGTTCTGACGGAGATTCTGGCAAACCTCCACACGCCGTTGAAGGACAGGGTCGCTGTCTGCCGGATGGTGTCTGGTAGCTATGAGATGGCGCAGGCTACCGGAACAGACCCAGACCCGAACGGAACCGCCCCAAAGATGGAGATTCTTTATCAGGCGCAGGACGCTGGAACGGAAGCCGCCATGAAATCCAACGATTCTTATACCGTGAATCCTAATAATATAACTGGCTGATTGTCGAATTATCGTAGTTTTTACGGTATATAGGGGGACGTGCTCCACTTTTTGTACACAATAGGTCTGTTATAAATATGGTTTTGGGTTGTCATTTTGTCCCCCATAGAATCGTAAATGGTGGGTTTTTGCGGATGTAATTAACGAACTCTCGTGAAATTTCAGTTCATCAAAGCATGACTTGTCAATTCGTCCCCTATTGGTGTGATTGCACTCCATTTTCTGTACACGATAGAACCGTCAGGTAGATTATAGGGCTTGATGGGCGTTTCTTATTCAGCAAAAGAAGCTGTCGTTTTCCACAATCTGCCCGTTGAAGAGAAGAAATTGTTGAGAATGTATCGTCGTCACTATTTGATGATGATTATTTATCTCTTGTTTATCTCTTGTTTATATATATAGTAAGAACGTGTACAAAAAGTGGAGCATTGTGTACATAAAGTGGAGGAACGTGTACAAGAAGTGGAGGGTATCGTGTACAAAAAGTGGAGCATTGTGTACAGAATGTGGAAGTCGATTGTTGAAAAAATAATTGTGTACAGAACAATTGACGTGTACACGATACAGTGGTATAATAGGGTAGAAGAAATGAGGTGATGCAATGCCAGAATTGACAGGAAACAACCTTGTCGAAAAGAGCAAGGCGTTGGTTTGGGCGAAGTTTACGGACTACACAGCAGGCGAGCTTCGGCTGCTTGAGGTCTATCTGAGCCGTATCAATCCGAGAGACCCCGAAAGCTCTAACGTGTCGTTTACGCTGGCTGAATATTGCAAGCTGCTGGATTTGAAGCTCAATTCAAAGAACTTGAAGTCGCAGGTTAAGCACTTTTTGGGCAACGTGGTTTCAGTACCACTGAATGCAGATGGAACAGAATATGTGATGTATCCGCTGTTCACAAAGGCAGAGGTCAAGTTCAATCGAGAGTCCTTGTCCTATGACGTTTCAATCAACTGTAATCCTGACTTGCGGCCTGTGTTTTTCGACATTGCAAGAAGCGGCTACGTCAAATACCGCCTGCGCTATACGATCGGGATGAAACAGCAAGCGTCTATTCTGATGTACAGCATGATTCGGGATTGGATGAATCGTTCTCTGACATCGAACAAGATTGGTTTGAAGCAGCTGCGTGACCACTTGGGGGCAAACGATGCAAGTTATGACGACTTCCGGGCTTTACGCCGCAGAGTTCTTGAACCAGCAGTGGAAGAGATCAGCAATGTTTCAGACATTATCGTTGACTTTGAAAAGATTTGCACAGGGCGAAAGGTCGTAGCGGTTGAGTTCCGATTTGGGTACAAATCCAAGCAGACCGTCATAGACGCCGATTCTAGCGAGGTTGATTGTGAAACGGATAATTCCAAGCCGGAAATCAAAAAAGCCGACAGAAAGCCCCGCACAAGCGGATACGAAGGGTACGACTGGTCTGTGTGTGATGCTCTATCAGTTCAAGAGTGCATCGAGGTTGCAAAGGTTGTCGAAGTAAAGATGATGGAAGAACACCCATCTATCAAGCTACCAAAGCGGAGAGATGCAGTCTACGACATTGTAAAGGCCGCGTGTGCAGATATTCTTTCAATTAACCGTGACCCTTGGCCTGACCATCCGAAGCGGTATCTGATTGGCAGCTTGAAGAAAGACGGTGCGATTGAAGAGTATCTTCCGGCTTTTTATGAGATTGACGCATTGCAAAAGTAGTCAGATACAGCACATTGAGCAGATGATGCAGAAAGGAGAAAGCATGAGACTGGTCGATGTCGATTTGATAAAGAAACACAATATGATGGGTCAAGTCGTTTTGCTTTGGGATGATATTAAAAGAGCTCCGGAATCAGACCTTGCAACAAAAGTGCTTGATTTGAAAGAATCATATTCAGATGCTTGCGGAATGTGTACAAGATTAGAATGTGAAAACTGCAAAATAAACGATTTTATAGAACAGTTAAACGAGCTTTTTAAGTAAGAAAGAGTGATAAAATGGCAAAAATCATAGCTGTCGCCAATCAGAAGGGCGGCACAGGAAAGACCACAACAAGCACCTGTCTGGCTGGTGCGTTGCAGTTGCTTGGCAAGAAAGTTCTGCTGGTGGACTGCGATGCCCAGTGCAACGCAACGGACACCTACGGTGCACAAACAGAGGACGTATGCACCTTGTTCGATGTGATGACCCGGCAAGGCACGGTAGAAGAAGGAATCCAGCATTGTGAAGCTGGTGACATTCTTCCGTCTGATAACGCATTGAAGGACATTGACGAGCAGCTTGTCCGGGATATGGGCAAAAACTTCCGGCTAAGAGAAGCCCTTGAAAGCGTGTCTAAGCAGTACGATTACATCGTGCTGGACACTCCCCCGCAGCTTGGTCTTGCGCTTGTGAACGCGCTGATCGCCGCCAACAGCATCATCGTGCCAATCACAGCAGACCGATACGCACTGGCTGGTTTAAGCCAGCTTTCGCAGACCATCGGCGATGTTCGCAGATACTTCAACCCGACTTTGAAGATTGAAGGTCTGCTTCTGAACCAGTACAAGAGCCGTGAGAACCTGTCCAAAGAGGTTGTGGAGCAACTTCCTGTGATTGCACAGAGCATGGGAACAACCCTGCTGGACGTGAAGATTAGACCGTCTATGGGCGTTCGTAAAGCGCAGGCAGAGCGCCACAGCCTGTTTAGTGGCGACACGGCAAAGAGTACCAGCGCAGAGGATTTCAAGGCGTTGGCAAAGATGATTGTGGAGGGGGATAAAAATGCGACTGATTGATTCTGAAGAACTCGTAAATTGCTATTTGCAGAACCAAGCTGACCAAGCAAGATTTCGCAGTGAAACAGCAAGTGTATGCGATGTTTTAGAAAATGTGATTCGCCATGTAAAAGCAATGGATGAAATCCAGACGAAAGAAACAGCAAAGTGGGAAGTTCATCATCGAGTGGACGCAGACGGTGAGTGTTGGGACTGGTACGAATGTTCAAACTGCCATTATAAAATTGAGCGTTATCCGAAAATCCACCGTGAAACGAGATTTTGCTCTTATTGCGGAGCAAAGATGGAGGATATAGAAAAATGAAATCAACCAGCAAAAAATCAACAGGCTTGCTTGGCGGGTTTGATTTCCAGCCTATTTTTTCGGAACAGCCATTAAGCCGAAGTAAGCCAAAGGAAAAAGAAGTAAGCCAAGCAAAGCCGAACGAAGCCGAACAAGCATCAATTAAGCCCAGTGAAGCCACAGACAGCCATACACAGCCTAATGAAGCACAATTAAGCTGTATTAAGCCGAAGCAAGCCAAAGACAGCGAAATGCAGCCGAATAACGCCGTAGTAAGCGAAAGCAAGCCAAAAAAGCTGAAACAGGCAAAGGAAGTTCAACGTCTTATCGAGCAAGGCGATGTTCCCGGCGCACTAGCAGAAGCTGGTTTGACAAAGAAAAAAATACCGATGCCGGAATCGCATCAGGGCGTTGCAAGCGGTGATGGCAAGCGTTCCAAGCGCATTACCATCCTTATGAGCGAGGAAGAACGCAAGTACATCAACCGTGAAGCCAGACGGCACGGAATGACGATTGGACAATTCGTGTACGCTCTGGCGGTTGCGGCGGCAGATGGGAAGATTGAATTGGAGGATTTCTTGGATGAATGATAGTGAACGAAGCCTTATTCGATTTGTTTGCGATGGTGATATGCGAAACGCGCAAAAAGCCGTTAAAATCATTTTGGATTCTATATCATCCAAAAAAGATGAGCAGTTCAAAGAAAATATGCTTCGCAAGTTGGAAAGCAAAAGAGAATTTATTGAATTGCCATATAACTTGCAGCATCTTTTGATTGCAGAAGATACAGAAGAATTTCCAGAAGCAAGATTCCTTCTTAGGAACGAAGAAAAAAATATAACGCAGAAAATCGTTGCTATTTATCGAGCATCCGAAAAATTGAACGAAATGGGCATTCCTTATTTGCCAGCATTGATGCTTTATGGGCAAAGCGGATGCGGCAAAACCATGCTGGCTAGGTATATCGCGCATAAAGCAAAACTTCCGTTTTTGAGAATTCAATTTTCAAGTCTAGTTGATTCGCACTTGGGGCAAACACAATCTAACCTTGCAAGAATTTTTGATTATGTGAGAACCGCTCCTTGCGTTCTTTGTTTTGATGAAATAGATGCAGTTGGAATGGCTCGTGGGCAAAAAGATGACGTTGGGGAAATGAACCGTGTGGTTATTGCGATTATGCAGGAAATGGACAGATTGCCGAATAACGTCATTATTATTGGAACGACAAATCGATTTGATAGGCTCGACCCTGCACTTACAAGAAGGTTTCCGTTGCAATACGAATTAAAGCCATTGTGTCGTGCGGATGCAGAAATACTTTCTAAAAGGTTCTTTGAATATGCAAGAGCGCAATATGAAAACATATCTTATGAAGATAATGTCCCTGCATCTACGGTTATCAAAGAATGTACAGAACGAATTGTAAATCAAGTTTTGAATCAAGAGGATTTCTTGGAGGATTGACGTATGATGAGGTCAAAGGAATTTTACGAAGGAAGCATTAGCCGTTTACAGAAAATGGTCAAACACGGAGTTTACGTTCTTTTGTTCGATGCCTTTGCCGTAGCAATTCAGATTCCGTTTATCTTTGCTGGTAAATGGGTCGCAACACACTTGATTTTGTCCATCGCCGTATCTTTTGCGGCGGGATTTAGCTTTAACACGCTTGTAGATAGCAAAAGACAACTCGACGCGTACAAGGCAGACATGAAATTGTACTACACCAAAGAAGAATAATCTATGTGAGAGGAGAAAAATGCGTACATACAAGCCACACAAGCACAGAAGCAAAGAGGAACAAACCAAAATAAACGCAGAGGTAGCAAAACGTAAAGCAAAACTGGCTGAAAAGTACAATACTGATACGCAGTATTACAAGGGTATTCCTGTTGAGCTGATTGTAAGAGAGGACTACGGTTGCTACAAAGCAAAGCGTTTCAAAATCAACGGTAGTAATCAAAACGTGTGGATTCCAAACTGCTATCTTGAAAATGACGGAACAATCAAGGCGAATATGAACATTGATTTTGTATTCCGTAAGTCTGTAAACCAGTTAAATAAAGCTGGAATCACGCAAGCAATTATTGGCATCAAACGTAAAATGCAAGAAGCAGATGTGCCAAATCTCAAAAGCACCATGCAAAAAATTGGAGATATAGGAACTTGATAAAGCACAAACCCCTGTGCGGTCATTACGACTACACAGGGGTTCTGTTTTACTTATCAGCAATGCAATCCCAGTAGAGATATGCCTTGCCATCTGCGGCATCTGCGTCCTCAAGGAACGCCTTTGCCATGTCAGCGTAGAAGCCCGGAGTGTCAACGGACTGACGCTTTGCGACCTGACAATAATCCGAGTACATCATGTTCATGACTGCCCAGAAATCGTTCGGGTCGCAGGTGATATTGCGCTGCTTGGCAACGTCCTGTGTCTGCTCCAGCGTCCAGTGACAACCTTTCGTGCCGTCAGCATTCACCATGCTGTCGCACCATTCTTCCGCTTCATCGTGGGTGAGGTGCTGGCGGGGCATCTTGATGGAGCGGCTGTCTGCGCCGCCACGTTCGTACTGACCAGACCGTTTATCCCAGTCGCCGTTCTGCGAGAAGCCGATTTGCGGCATCTTGCGCCCATACTCTACGTCAGGGTAGCGGGGGATAGGGTAGGGGTCGATGTAGCGGTTTTCCTCCTGCGGATAGTAGGGATAGTGGTCGTTGCCACCTTCCAACTTGCGCAGACGGCGTTCCATCTCACGCTCCCTGCGGTCACGCTCTTCCTCAAGGCGGTCACGTTCCGGCTCACGGTTTTTGTCGTGGTCACGGAGCATCATCATGCGGCGAAAATTAGTCTTGCCCATAATCTATACCTCCTCAAGAAATGGACGCGGGCGCGCCAGCGTGGGAACGGCAGAAGCAGCCAAGATACTTGAACGTGCCTGTGCCGGTCGCAGACGTTGCAACACGGGTAGCGTAGCGGGTGCGAGTGTGGATGCTCTCAGCGGTTGCCTGAGCGCAGTTGCAGTCGGTCAGAGGGTATGCGGTCGTTCCTGCGCCAATGGTGATGACCACAGGGGCATTGATGGTGGTCGTGTCCGGGATGCTCTGGGCGACCACGATGCAATACTTCTCTCCGTTCTGGTATGCGCCAGCAGGGATATTGATGGTCAGTGTATCATTGGCAAACGTAACGGACTGGCTCAGCACCAGATGGGGGCAGAGTTTGCAGCTTGTTTTGCAAGCCATAATGTTTTCCTCCTAAAAAATCAGGGGCAGAGGTGTCTTACCCCTGCCCCGATGGTTCACCCGGTGTTATCGGGGAGTGTGTTGGTTAGCAGCAGCCGCAGCAGTTCACGCCTACGTTGGGATTTGCCACCTGATAAGCGGGAATCGGACGAGGATTGACCCGGTTCAGGATGGTATCAGTCTGCTGGGACATCACGGTGGTCAGAAGCGCATTCTGACGATCCTGAGAAGCGGCGAACTTGAGGTTCTGGTTCTCAGCGGTCAGAGTGGCAATCTTGTCCTGCGTGAAGTAGTCCATCATGCTGCGGAAGTTAGCGTTACAGTTGTCCACGATGGCGCGGGCGTTGTCTGCGATAGCCTGACGGGTAGCGCAGTCCTCCGTTGCGATGGTATACTTCAGGTCGCCGATCAGCTGCTTGTTCTCGCAGCAGCAAGATGCAAGCTGTGTGGCAAGAGCGGTCTGACCGGCCTGCCGAGCGTTGCCCTCCTGCATGATGGCAAGGCTGATGGCGTTGTCGCCGTTGGACACGCTGCGTTCCAGACCGTTCACGAGCTGTGCGTTCTGGTAGCCAAGCTGACAGATGGCGCTGTTCACACCAGCAAAACCGTTTGCGATGTTGGTGTTGACGCCGTTCATCTGTGCCAGCTGGTCATAGCCCAGAGAGCAGATACCGCTCTGGATGCCCGCCAGAGAGCGGGAGGTATCCTGCTGGTAGAAGCCCTCAGACAGAGCCGCGCGAGTGTCTGCACCGCCCTGACCGGTTGCGCCAGTGCCAACCAGATATGGGATGTAGCTGTTCATGCCGTTGTCCCCGCCGTTCCGGCCATAGCCGTTTGTGCCCCAGCCGAAGATGATAGCGAGGATGATGACAGCCCACAGACCTTCGTTGCCGAAGAATCCGCCGTTGTTATTGCCGCCGTCCTGCCCAGCCAGATAGCCAGTTGCAAAATCGTCCATAACAAAACTCCTTTCAGTTTTGCGTTATGCTATCCCACCGCCGTATGCGATGGGCGAAGCCAAACAAATGCGGTTTTTGTCAAGTCCGCAAAAACTGAGAAGCGTTTCGCTTAGAGGGATGATTATTTGGGGATTGTTAAGTCAGCTTGGAGGATTGTCTTTTTTATCTTTCGGGTCGTCCCACGTTTTGCTGACAGCGCCGAAAATCAATCCGAGCATTAAAGGAATCCATATTTTGTCATTGCCACACAGATTGTTGATGTCAAAATCTTTTTCTGGATGGCTGTTTTCAAAATCATCCATTGTAAAGCCTCCTCACTTCGGAAGCGTCAAATTCAGGACGCTTGCCAGCTGGTTCAGGTCGATGCCGCGCTCTTTGGCGAGGTTCTGCGCCATCGTCCGGAGCTGTGATTCGTTCTTTCCCTGAATCAGGTTCAGCCCCTGCATGATGGGTGCGCTCTGCCCACCCAACTGCTGGATAAGCCCCATCGGGTTTTGCCCGGCACGAGCCAGATTTGCAAGCTGCATGATAGGGCTGTGAGTAATCATATCAAATGGAGAGGGCATCGCTTATTCTCCTTTCTTCGCTGCGGTAGCGGGCTTAGAAAAGCTCTTCTGCCATTTTTCCAGTTCATCCAGTCGGTGGACAAGGGCATTGTACTGCTCAATAGGCACATACTGCTGTGTCGGTGCAGCGGTCTGCTGCGCCTGTTGTGCTTGCATCTGTCGCCATGCTTCCGGGCTGTAAAACTCTTGTACATAGGATTCACAGGTGTCCGGGTTGAGCCGCTTGCAGTAGATCACGCCACTGCGCAAGTCCGGGCAATAGGTCGGTCTGCCGTACAGGTCTGACGGTATAGCCAGAAATTCTTCCCTGCTGGAAACAGGTCTGCCGAGTAACCAACCTCCGTCCTGTGCCGACTGCTGAACAGGCTGCTGCCCATTCATCGGCTGCGGACGCTGCGGCTGTGCCTGTTGCATCTGTGTGTTCGGCAGGGGAGTGGCAAGCCCGACTGCGCCCATGCCGCCGTAAGGATTGACAGGCTGCTGCGGAACGTAGGGTGTTCCGGGTGTCGGATAATAGCTCATAAAACATCCCTCCTTGTGCTCTCAGTGTACCGCATCGGCAAAAAACAAAGGACAACGAAGGTACAACGAAGGACAAAAAAGAAAAGCGCCCACACGGAAAAACCGCATGAGCGCTTAACTATTAAAGGACTTCGCATTGGAAGCAAAACTAAAATATCACGTTTCTGCTTGCAAGGCAAGGGTTTCGACAAAACTAGTGCAAATAAAACAAAATCCCACACTTTGCCTACAAAGTACCCCGCGTGGCACGCAGGGCTTCGGCAAAGCAGGGGATTTCAGATATCCGCCCTCTTGTGCTTCTTCGAGAGGCCGGGTGGATTTGTTGATGTTATTTTACCACAATCAATCTGTTACGACAAGAACCAGTGCGGGGCCGTTGACGCTGACCGCTGCGTCCTGATAGGGCTCGACAACAGTCGTTTCCACGCCCTCGCGTTTGCGAAGCTCTGTAATAAGATTGGCGGTCGGAACATTTTCGAGGTTCACGGTGAGCTCCTTTCGTCTAGCTTTTCATCAATAACTTTCAGCCGGTAGCCTACCGCCGTCCGGCTGTAATGTGTCTGCGCTGCAATGTCCGGCAG